TTATTATGCGTCAGCAAACGGGCCTTTGTAGTCACCTGCAGTACTCATAGTTATAGTAGCCTGGTTAGAGTCTGTTAAACTAGGAGTTACTTCAAATGAAGCAAAAGAACCTTTTACGTAAAATGCACCGTTATCACCAGTCTCAGCGTTCTTAACATCAATCTGAAAAATGTATTGATTGCCATCTTGAACTAGAGCCTGAATAGCACCATGTACACTTGGTACATAGTTGACTGTGAATTCCATAGTAGGGGCATCAGCTTGTCCTTGAATTTGACTAGAAACTGATTGTCCGTACTGAGGAACGTTAACGATATTAGCGGGTTTACCAAAACTTGGGAATTCCCTGATTGAAGTTACTTCTGTAGAACCATTAAAGTCTCCACTTCCAGATATGAAAGTCTGGTGAGTAGAATCATCTGTAGGTAATGTGTAAGTTGAATCAGCTTTGAATTTCAAAGTTGTAAAAATACCTGCACCTATATTACTTATTAGAGCCATTTGTATTGTTTCCTTATATTGTTGTGGTTAAATTGAAATGAAATTGACAGTATAATTCACGTTAAATAAACTTGAATCCTTAGCGTCAACCCCAATTGTAGTTATAAAGCTATTAGTTGTTTGCAGATACCCAGAAATTTCTTTCCGATCTAGTAAGTTTTTTAATATATCAGCGATCTCGTAAGCACGTTTCATTCCTGCACCCGAGGGTACAAAAATTTGACAAACCACTTGACCGTTAGCAGATACATCAGTGTTAAAAACTAACTCTGAAGAAAAAGGCAATACACTAACCCGAACCCACTCATCAGCGTTTAATTCGCCTTGGTAGTTTGCGGGAAATGCTTTTATATTATGCGATGTCCATTCTGTAGTTGTGAAAAGATTCTCAACAGACGTTAATAGTTGTGATATTGTTGCCATGTTAACTTTCCCTTCCTACTTCTATATTTATAATAAAACCATTGTCATCATATTTATTAATTGAATAAGTGTTACCGCCAAATATGACAGAATCATAATTGTCAATAACCTTAGAATCAATATCAGAAGACTTTAATATTATATCAGAATTTATTCTCGGCTTATCATCATTAGTTCTATAACTTTTAGTTATAATACCTTTGATGGTAATAGGAGATATAGTTGTTGAATTAACAGTTTGATTACCAAAGTCATAACCAGTAACGGTTACATTTGTAAACTGTACATCCGTAGCTAAATCTCCAACCAAAGAAAATGCGTTAGTGACGTTACTATTTATAAGTGTTTTAAAACTCATTAAGCACCTCCACTAACTCGAACACCACGAGATTGAGTTGTAGACATTTCATTTAAATATTTATTACACAAATTAACAATACTATCAGGTAATTCTTTAAAGTTTTTAACTCCACTGTTTATGTCGAATATTAATCTTACCGCACCAACAGTTAAGTCTTTAACTTTGTTTTCACCTGAAGCATTACTCTCTTGTGTCTTCATATTGTTTAATAAATGAAGTGCTAACTCAAAAGTCGCCTTTTTGATATCTCCTGGAATAGTACCTTCAAATGTAGTCGATCTATCATCTTCTACACTTACAAAGTAGCCAGATTTATTATCATAAAATGTAATATCTCTGGGCCACGATAACGGGTATGAGGCAGTAGGCGTAGCCGTTCCGCCCCAATCCATGTCATCGAGAATTCCAGTGGCTGTTACTAAAGCTTGTTCAACTGCTCCGTCATTAGCAAACCAAGTTTCTGAGTTCAATCTATTTTCAAAATATTCATCAGATTCTTGTATACTAACAAAAGAGTTAGTTCCTTTTTGTAAAGCCATTATATTTCTCCGTATCTAATAGTTATAATAATTAACCGTGGAATATAGGGAATATACCTACTTGGTTAACGTTAGTTGCGTGAACAGACCAAGAAGCAGCATCAGCTAGGTCGATATTTGCAGGATATGCAGTTGCAGATCCAGCCCATGAGAACCCTTTAGGATGCATGATATTACCCCATCTTGATAGGATAGTTACAGCACCACCACCGTTACCAGCTAGTTCGTTTCTGTCAACCGCTGTTGGATTAACTTGTGCGATCTCGCTGTAATGGAATGCAGCAGGTTTAGCTAAGTAAGATACTTTTAAACCTGAAGGCATATTAGCAGTTAGAACTTGGTTGTTAATAACTAATCTGATTTTACCACCCATAATAGTGTTAAAACTAAAGTTACCATCAACTACTGGAGCAACATCAAGAACGTTTTGTTTTCTCATAATGTTGTAAGTAGAAGTGTCAACTACTAGGTAGTAAAAAGGCTCTTCGTATTCACCTTTGATTGCAGTCATTGCATCAAATAGTTTGTCGAAGAAAGCAGATCTTTTATTAGCATTTGTTTCAGTAGCAAATAACGCTGCTGGATTAGATCCTGAATCAGAACCAGTGTAGTACCCGAAAGTTCCTACAACAGCTTCAGAATCAGAAGCACCAATAGTAGTAGCACCCCAAATTTTATCAGAAACACCGTTTAAGATTGATCTTAATTGTAGGTCTTCTCTTCTTGCTCTTACAGCAGCGAATTGAGAACCTAAGTAAGATAAACCATCTACTTTAGATACTAGTTTTTGAATTGAAGCTTCTTGAGCACCAACGTGATCAATGTTTTTTACATAAATCGCAGACTTGTTTGAAGCAGACATTAAGTTAATGTTTGTATCAGCAATAGTTTCCGATTGTTTGTAAGAAGTTGATGGATCAGCAAAATCTAACCATCTTAGTGTACCAGTGTAATTTTCACCAGCATCAGTGATTCTAGCGTCAGAACCAACTAGTGCAGTTGAAGTCAATAACGCTGCGTCTGCTCTTTCAGCTTGTGCGTAAGCAGAAATTGCTTTAGCAATGTTATTAAAATTTGAACTTGTTACAGTCATTTGTTTTTTCCTTTTATTATTATTGAGGCATTATTGCCTCGGTTATTATTATAAAAGATTAGGCTTA